GATTACCTTGCTGTACTTAAGGGACATAATATTTTTGAGAGCACAGAAAAAAATAAAAGCCTTATAACTGAAGGGTGGGGTCAGGATAAAAAGAAAATCATAGACAGAACAGTATCTGTGATAAAGAAAAATTATCCTACTTTTAACACTTATAATGCATATGATTTGGAAAACAAAATTGCCGATATGTATTTTCATGGCCCTATGTCTGGACAATACAAAATAAGAAAATATGAGCCATTAATAGCTAACATATTAACAGGCGAATTGGGATATCCATATTTAAATGGATATGAAGAGGAAAAAGCATTTTTAAAAGATGTCATGAAATATGTGTGGAATTACCAGATAAGGGAAGGTAAAACTCCAACAATTGACGTACAAAATGATAATTTCAAAACAATTTTTAATAGTTATAAGCCATTATTAGATGAGTTAGAAAAAAGTAATATAGATGTTAATAGGTTTGATAAAAATAAATCTGAATATGAAATAATACCAATTCCAGATTTTGATACAGCACATAAATATGGTGCTTATTCAAATCCTAGCTTGCGTTTATGTTACACTGATTACGATGATACGTGGAGAAGATTCACCAACAACGAAGAATACAATGTATATCTTTGTTTAAATAAAAATACATGGAAAAATTGGGACAAAGGTGAGTGCCCTCCTACTAATGACAAAACCCCATATGATGATTATGGACTTTCAATGATTTGGGTTTTCATAAATCCGAATACTGGTAATATTGAATATTCAAACACAAGGTGGAATCATAAAATGGAGGCTAGAATACCAAAAGCTGGATATGGCGGTGTTGGTGTTGATAAGTCATTTAACGTATCAGGTCTAGAAGAAGCTATTGGTATGTCATTTGAGCAAGCTTTTAACGTTAAGCCAGGAGAAGGGAAAAATTATACAAAAATGGCTTTGGAAAAACTTGATGAAATAAATACTCAATACGATGTATCATTTAGTGATTTATTTGATGATATTAAAGCCATTTCAAGGGACGAAAACGGTATTTTAAATGCGGTTTTAGTAAAATTAGATGGAAAAATCAATTTTTGTAAATTCATAAATGGAAAATGGGAACTATTGTTTCCTCATTTTTGGTTTGATAATTTCAGAAGATGTAATGATGAAAGATTATTTGAAAATAATATTATAGGAATAGTTAAATGCGGAAAGAAGAAAAACCTAATTAATAAAAACGGTGAATTAGTACTACCTAATAACATGTGGGTTGGTGACATACAACCATATGGTGAATGGGTTACATGTTTTGGAAAACTAAAAGGATTCATGTTATCAGATAATAGATTACATAATCTTTATATACCAGGAGAAGGTTTGGCATTAGATGATTGGGTTCTTGAGTTCATAGAAGGTTATGATGAAGATATTGTTGGATACATGAGACGTGATGGACTAATCTATATATTTGATGAAAATGGAAAAACAACTACACCTTTAAATGACATTGTTGAAAGTTATCTTAAAGGGGAAAAACCACTTCCTAAATATTTAGATAACCTCATTGAAAAGAATAATGATAATAATAATATCATATTTGATTATACGTTTTCAAACTCATATGATAAGTACGGATTTTTGCATAATGATATATGGTTTTCATATAATGAAAATTTAAAAAATAATCCTAATATAAAAATTGTTTCAGTAAAAGGAAAAAGCAATGTTATTGATAACATGGGCAATTTCTTATTCAAGAATTCTTTTGAAGATTGGTATGATAGTATTGAAGATTATGGCGATTTTTTAAAAATTCATATTAATAGTAAAGAAAATATATCTAATTTAGACGGTAAGCTTGCATTTAATACTGACAATATTGAAGAATGGCCAGATGCAATAGAGAAAAAAAGTAATGGCTTTATTATTAGATGTGACGATAAATATAATGTCTTGAACAAAGATTTTAGTTTATTAATAAATGGCCCAAAAAATAAATGGTTAGATAATATACAAGTTTTTTACGATTCAAATGAGGATGAAGACTTTTCAATTGTAGAAATTGGTGAAAAGAAAAATATTTTCTCATGGGAAGATATGGCTTTAATTTATAATCAACCTTTAGGCGAATGGTTTGATGCTGTTTCCGCATTTAGAGAGGGAGAGCTAGTTACTATAGTTAGAAGGGGAGATTATCTTAATTTCATTGACATAGAAGGAGACTTTACATTTTATTGGAACATAGTCTCAGCTGAAACATACCCAACGTATGGTATTACTATAGTAACTGGTACTAATGGCTTAAAAAATATTGTTGATAAAGAAAAGGGGGTTTTAGTTTCTAATAAATGGTTCTATGATATTGAGATTGATGAAACTAACAATAACTCATATGGTTCTACATTCTTGTGCTTTGATTCTTACAATGATTCTGCTGGCTATATATATGACGCAGAAGAAGGTGTACTATATAAAAATGAAAGTCCTTATAAAGATGAACAATTTGAAAATAACGGAAAATTAGTAGACGCTTTAGAATCTTATTTTGAAAGAGTTACAAAAATTGGTGATGGGCTATATAGAGTAGTACACAATAATGGTTTGCAAAACATTGCATCTGTCAATGGTGAAAAAATTATATTCCTTTTACCTAGATGGGTTGAACGTGTTATAAAGCCATTAGGAAATGCCATTCTTGTTAAATTTGGAAATTCAAAATTTAACATATTTAATCTGAAAACTTTAAATTATATGTTTGATTTTTTCCTTAAATATGGAGTTACTGAAAGAGAAGAAAATTATATTTCTGTTTATAAAAACGATACAGAAAATATAGTAGGCCCAGAATGTAATTTATGGTTTAACACTTGGCCTTTTTTAATAGAATACTATCGTGATACTAAAGATAGAACACGTTATGACTATTTCAGAATAGGATATGGTGTAAAAAACAATGTAAAATTCAATCTGTTTAATATAGAAAGTAAAGGGTTTGTATCAAAAGACCATTATAGATATATTGAATTAATGCAAAATAATGATGAAACAAAGGAAGTGGTTATAGTTGGAAGAGATAATCCAAATGATACCCTTTGCTTTAATAGAGAACATTATGAATACAACATAATTGGTAATAACGGAAAACCAATATTATCTGAATGGGTTAATGGTATTACACTTTCTGAGAAAAATTATTTTGTTCTTTGGTATAGAAATGGAAACGAAAATACTAGGTGGAATTTACTAAATATAAATTCTTTTGAATTGATATCTGATGAACCTTTTACAAATAGTGGAGGATATTTTACTTTTAAATTAGTTAAAAACGGAAAGATTAATTTCATTAATAGTATTTTTGAACCTAAATTATTATTACCGCAATGGGCTGACAGCATGGAAGGTAATTTTGAATCACCTGACAATGACTCAGCTGTTGTTGTTATGATTGGTGGTGAACCATACACTTTGTTTAATTATGTAGGTGAAGATAACCCAATTATTCAAGGAAATATACTTTATAGAGAATAATTAAAAGTTACGATATATTTATTAGAATTTAATAAATTATAGTGTTTATGGTAGATTATAAAGAAATACAGAAGGAATATGCTCTTTCATATGCTGACAAGGCTAGAATATATTTCATAGAGAAATACCTTTCAACATTTAATGCAGATGCTGGTAAGAGGACACAGTTTATGCTTTTCCCAAGGCAGAAAGCCTTCTTACACAGTATTGCAGAACATGGTAGGTCAATAGCAATTAAGCACAGACAGGCTGGTATTACAACAGTAACATCAGCCTGGGTTGCTGCACAGATGGCACTTGCTGATAAAGACCAGCCAGAAACAGTATTGTGCATTGGTAATAAGCTTGACCTTGCAAATCAGCTTGTTACCAAGATTCGTGAATTCCTAATGCAAGTTCCACGTTGGTACTGGGGTAATGAATATTATTCTCTAGACCCAAAAGACCCTAAAAACATTAAAGATATTTTTATAAAGAACAGTAAGTCAGAACTACAGTTGTTCAATGGCTGTGCTGTTTATGCTCGTTCATCAGGTGAAAATGCTGCTCGTGGTATCTCAGCCGTATCAATCCTTATATTTGATGAGGCTGCATTTATCGAGAATGGCCCTGCTGTTTATTCATCGGCTGTGGCTGCAACATCTTCATATGGTGACAGGGCAAAGATTGTCATGGTGTCAACACCAAATGGTAAAGATGAACTTTATTATAACACTTACAGACAGGCTCTTACAAGAGAGAATAACTACCATGCAGTAGAATTCAAATGGTATCAAGACCTTAGATATAACAAGTTCTTAACTTGGTCAAAGAAGAATGAGGAAACTGGCGAAGTTGAAGTTATAAAAGAAGAAACTCTTGATGAAACAGGTACTATCAAGTATGATGAGGATAAATGGAGAGAACTAGAACGTAAGGGTTGGAAGCCGATGTCTCCTTGGTATGAATCAATGTGTAAATCTTTCAACAATGATTCAATGAAGATTGCACAGGAGCTTGATGTATCATTCATGGGTTCTAGTGACAACGTTATTGCGCCAGAGTTTATTGAAATGCAAGATAAACTAAATGTGAGAGAACCACTTGAAGATTATAAAGACCCACTAGTTGAAGAAACTTGGTTCTGGAAGCTTCCAATTGAGGGGCATAGATACATCCTCGCATGCCTTCCAAAAGGAGAACAAGTGATAACACAAAGAGGACTAGTTAATGTAGAAGATATTAATGAGGATGATTTACTTCTAACAAAAGAAGGGGAATATACTGAAACAACTAAAAA